AAATCATCAAGCTCGGCTTCAGAGAACTCAATCTCGTCACCGTCCTCGTCCTTAACACCTTCCCAGCCAACAAGGACTTTCTTGAGCAGCGAGACACCCTCTGACTCAGAAACACCCTCAAGCTCAGACATCTTCACTCGCTTGAAGATCGCCGTGAACTCTGACTTTTCAAACTTGCCTGGCTTTTTATCGCTGGGCTCTTGCACTTCAACAGGCCACTTGAAGGTTTTTACCTTCTTACGAACAAAAGCCATCAGATAAATCAAATAAGCTGGCTCAGCATACACAAAAAAAGGGAGCCCGCAAAGGCTCCCTTAGGTGTTGATCTCTGCCTGTATCAGGTGTAGATCAAGTCGAACTCAGCATTAGCTGCTGCATCCGGAACACAGGTGTAAGGGATCTCAAGCATCGCAATGCCATCAGAATCGCCATACGAAACATCGCCGATGTCCACCTTGCTAGAGGTGAATCGAACAATGTTGCCAGCAACGTTGCCATGGGTGAACTGAAGGTTGCCCAGTGCTGCGTCATCATCAACAGCAGCAGCAAAGTAATCCTTGGTTCCCAAAGCAACTGCCTCGATAGAGACAGAGCCAGAAGCTGCGCGATCAGTGATCAACACTTCTTTTGAGCCACCAACCAACTCTCGGTAGGTAGTGGTGTTGCCCAGGTCGAAGGAGAAGCTCTGCAGAGCACCGGCATAAGACAACAGCTGGAAGCTGCTGGTGTTGCCATTCTTGAAGAGCAACGGATCATCCTGGTTTGCGTAGGTTGGCGTCAGGAGAGCCGTGTCATCAGGCGCGTTGTAAATGCCAGTGAAGGTGAAGTCCAGAGTGGGGATCTCACCAACGTTTGCGGTCAACGCGACGTTTCCACGGCAGCCAGTCATCTTGTGACGGACGCCATCAATCATGTAGTGGATGGTGACTGAAGAGAAGCTTGCGCTAACCGGGTCGTAAGTGACCGAGGTGTTTGCGACAACAGTCTCGGCAAGGCCACATGCTTTCAGTGCTTTGCCGTACTGAGGTGCAGTACCTGCGGCCCCAGAGCCAGCAAGTTCAACGCTGAAAGTACACTCAACGCGAGTGTTTGCCAGCAGTTGCTGAGAAGCGCCAAGAAAGGGTCGAATCAGGTCGCGGCTAACAACATCACTGCTCTGAGGAGTGATGCTCAGATCCCTTACGAGTACCGCGTCGGCTCCGTCCGGAGTTGGATCCGTCCCGTAACTCGACTCCGTCTCGATCACGATCAGGCGTTTGCGTAGTAGCAGTGCCATCGGAACTTTCCTTTGATGGTTGTGGTGGAAGCGTCCGCTCGATCAGAGTACGCACGCCTGTTTCAGGATCAAGGAGGTAACTCCCGCCATGACCACTGTGTTCATCCAACATGGTAAGTGGAGAGGGTGGTTAGGTTTAGCGTAGCTCTAACTGCTTACTGGGTTAAATCGTCAACATCTGTGCGATATCGAATCTCGTATTCGCAACTAATCAAGCCTGATGGTTTGTCAGCTTCAATAAATTCAAACTCAGTGCGAACAGGCACAACATCATGTGCGTAACCGCCGAGAGTCAAGTCAGCCATGATCTTGCTGTGCAATGACTCGACAGTGTCGTCTGCAGCCTGATCAGGGATATCAGCTCTTTCGATCACAGTGATCCTGACAGTCATCGTCCAGTCCAGCTTTGGCAGGCTGGTGGTTTGAACGCAGACATCACGGATCGGCTGAATGATGATTGCAGGTGACTCTGCCCTGGCAATTGGATCGACACGGGTTCGGTAAATCCTGGTGCTCACACCAGTAGTGTTCGTCAGGGCAGTCCTGATCGCAGCCAGGATGTTTTCGCGCTTGGTAGTCACGCTTTAGTCCTTCATTAACATCACACGCATTATCTTGCCGTCATCCAACAGCATCGGCTCGCGCACCGTATAAGCAGTTCCATCAACAGTCATCGCACTTCCGTTTGTGACTGCAGAAAAATCTGAGGTCTTGACCACTACTGCATAGTCAGTCGTCAGCACGACTCCGTCAGCAATGATCTCGTTCGGCGACTCGAAGTATCCAACTCCGGTAGTCGCACCAAAAACCACTGGCACCGTAAAACCCGGCGTGTCAAAGAAAGCGTCGAGGTCTTCTGTGAAAGAAAGTGCCATATGAAAAAGCCCCCGCTGTGCGGGGGCGACAGATCAAAGATCAGTTGTACTTCTTGCGGCCTAGAGCAACCACGCTCACAGCGCCAGCGCCAGTGCCACCAGCAACAGTGATGACAGCACGCGCATAGCGCTTGATCTCATCAGTGTTAACAGTCAGGCTCTCAACGAGAGCAGTGTTAGCAGTGGTGGTGGTGAAAGCAGCGCCACTGACATCAGCAAAGGTGCTGTTGTCAGCAGAGTCTTGGATCTTCACGGCATAGGTGATGCCTGAGCCACCGGCTTCAGCATCAAGAATGAGAGTGATGTCACCCTCGTAATCCAGAAGATCAACGCCTGTTTCATTGCCAGTTGCAGTGACAACGTCGTTAGGCGCAAACGACAGGGCGGTCAAAGTCCGCCGTGTGTTGCCGATACTCATGATTCCTTAGTCCTCTTGCGAGTGGTGGGCTTTTTAGGTGGACAGGCAGGAGCCTCCTCCTCCGCAGCAGGCGCTGGTGCCTCTGCTTTGTGCTCAACAGCCTTGCCGAGACCCAACAGGGTCACAGCAGCACTGTCGTCGACTTCCAAAATGGAGCCCGCATCTGCAGGCTCCCCGGAAATCATTACTGGCCTCAGAATTTCAATCTTCATGAGTCAGAAACGATGTGACAGATCACCCAGATCAGGTGCCGTAGCAGAATGCGCCAGGCTGCTTGACAGCGAAGTCAACATCTTGCAGAGCAATGATGCGGACGGTGCCAGCAGTTGCACCCGCAAAAGGATCAACAGTCAGATCCAAACCAGACCACATGGCCATGATCAGCTGTGAGAAGTCGCCAAACAGAGCATCGTTGTTAGCGAGCTGGTTGGACACAGTCACGGGGTAACCGTTGATTTCGTCGTTTTCGTAGACGAACATGCCAGTGTTGCTGGCTTTCTCGGTGCTCTTCAGAGCGCCACGAGCAGATGCGTTGATGATGTAACGCAGGCTGCCAGCATCAGCGTTGGCCACTGCCACGTCGGTTTCCATGCCGATGTACTCGGCGAAGGTTCCGAAGGTGGTGATGGTCTGAGTGCCAATACCAGTGGTATTAATGATGCCGAGAGGCTGGTTGGAAGAACCAGAACCGTTCAGGCCGACACGATCCAGCTCAAGAGCCAACACGCGAGCTAGGTCATCACGGACCATTTGCTCAACATCGATGCTGGACTGCAGCAGCAGCTTGCGGGAGTAGTCAACAAAAGCACCACAAGTCTTGGGGCTCATGTTGATCTGCTCGATCGTCTGCTGGGATTCGGTAGGGGAAGAACCCTCTCCAACCCAGTAAGCGGTCGCGCTGCTTCCTTGCTTGGGAATTGAGATGTTGCCATTGATGCCCGTCAGGGTCGTCATGCCAGCGTCAGCCAGTGCAAGACGGTTGCGAAGCAGGTCAACGAAAGAACCGCTCAGCAGCACATCGTCAACAAGGTTGCCGCCAGCGGTAGCAGCACCAACGTTCAAGTCACGACGCAGCACCTCGTTAGGCACCACAATGCCGTTGGAGGAGCGCTCATACTGCTTGGCAGCAGCTTGGCCAACTTCAATCTCAAACTCAGCCTCGCGACGAGCAGATTGATCGGCGGGGTTGGCCAGATAGTTCAGAGCGCGAACAAAACTGAAGCGCTTGACTTCTTTCTGAGAAAGGCCGACATCGTTGGAAGTGACATCGGCAGAACGGATGGGTTGTTCCACTTGACGGGTTCCGAGTTTTTCGAGGAATGCAGCACGAGCCTCATCAATGGAGTTATCTCCATCGACAAGTTCTTGTGCCAGATCTGCCATGCGGTGCTGAGCACCGAGGGCGTTGATGGCGGCAACGCGGTCTTTTTCAGCCTTCTTGGCCTCCGACCGGATCACCTCCAGGTTGGGAGTTTGTTCTTCCATCGCAGGAGCGGGTGTAGATGCGGTCGTGACCGCTGAACGAGTTTCCTGTTTTTCAACAGGAGCTTCGTTTGTAATAGTAGTGTCTTCAGGTTGTGAAGATTCAGGCATAGCAGGCTCTTCCGAAAGAAGTGAACGTCCGATTCCAATTGTGGGGTCAGCCGGAATCGAAACAAGGCTCAATTCGTGGGGCGTCCAGCTAGTAGCAAGCACACCCTCTTCGCGTTGCTCAACCTCATCGATTGAGTAGCCAAACGAAATACCGCGCAAGATGCCGTCTTTAACGTCATCTAGATACTGTTTGGCGAAATCAGAGCGCGAAAAGCGGATTTTTGCATAGGCACGCTTTTTGTCCTCATCCAAGTAAGCCCGCTCAACAACACCCAGAACTTTGTCTGGATTGTGGTTGAAGAGGAACGGGGCGCCATCATTCAGACGCATGAAGTTCGGTGCCTTGCTGTCGTGGCTGAGCACTTCGCTACCGAAATACCGGGCAACCGGGTACTCAGAGCTGAAGGGAAACTCAAAAGTTCGCTCGTCGAGAGAACGGATTTCGGTTGCCTCAGTGCGCTGCATGCGCTCTCCGACAACAGAACGCTTCTCCTCAGGCTCTCCAGCCCGAATTGGAGCAATTTTGGTCAGCGTGCTGAATCGATGCCCCACGCGAGTGTCGGTTTTTTCGCCGTCTCGATAGAGGCAAATCAACGCTGCAGGGTCGTCCTCAGTTCCGTTGATGGTGAACGACGAATCTGGAACGTCGATGCTGCCATCACGTTCAATTTGCTCGATCAAGCCACGAGCACGACCACCAGAGCTGTTCCAGGAGACAAAGTCCCCTACTTTCAGCTCATCCGGCGCGGCTCGTTGAGTTTCAGGTTCCATAGCCTTTTCGTTGGTGGCGGGCTCGAACTCAAGAGGTTCGTACTCATTATCGCGAAGCCATTGTCTAGCTTCGCTAGCCGTATAACGACTCACCTTGAATCTTATCGACTGAAGCTCACTACGATCTTCATCCTCGATAATTCCAAAAATAAAGTCGACTCCAGCACCACCACGATCATTTGATCGCCTAAATCGATCAAATCCGCCTGGATTTGCGATACGAGCAGCATGCTCGTTTGGATAAGGCCGCGCCATCTCAATCGATTCGGAGCGGTCTCGTGCGGCTTTGATGCGTTTTGACCGTGCATCAGACCAAGACTTGCCAGCATCGCCTCCCCAAGCAGCCCAAGCCACCCTTCCATTGCTGGGATAGCCATCTTCTCCAGGGCTAAATCCCTTGCCCTGTTTATCCACCTCGTGCCTCGCGAACCAAGCAGACATCGTGACAACTGTGTCTGGCGACAGCTCATTGCCGCTCAAAATCTGCGTAGCGCGGGTGCGTGCAACATCGGTGCCGCCACCCTCGCCATCAGCTTTCCAGTCGCGATAACGCTGAGCCTCAGTCCTCATGCCCTCGTTGGGCATCAGGTCGATCTCAACTCCGTTTACGTTTGCCATTTGTCCGCTTGCGGGTGGGCTGTGGCTCTTCTGATTCAAGCAACGAGAGCTGCATATCCTCGTCAGTCAAATCCAGATCCTTGTCTAGCTTGATCCCAGCTTGAGAAGCGATCTGCTGCTCACGGGCAAGCTCTGAGACGTTGTCATCAAAATCACCACCTGAGTAGGCAATGATTTGCTGCTTGGTCATGTAACCAGCCTGTTCGGCCTCGCGGTAAGCCTTGACCTCTTTCAGTGGGTCAACCCAGCTCCAGCCACGCGGCATCCAGCGCGGCGACAAATAACGCTCAGGACGCAGCTCGTAATCAGGAAAATCGCAGTATCCGCTCAGCACCGCAAGGTTCAGCCACTCACGGAACACCCGCATATGCAGGTTGTCGATCAAATACTTTTGAACAACACGCCAGTGCTCGCGATCCTCAAGCAGTGACAGTCGTGAACTGCTGTAGTTGGTGTCGCTGAAATCGCGAGACAAGGTCTCATACGAGCAGCCAAAGCCTGAAGCAAAGCGTCTAACTTTGTTTTTGACAAACATCTCAAACTGCTGATCTGGCGAATCGATATCAGGAACTGACACAGATTCGCCGGGCGAAAGATACTTAAATGTTCCCGGCTCAAATTCACTTATGCGTTGACTGTTTTCAACATCATCAGCGATAAGTTCGCCCTCATTATTAGTAATAAAGCCCATGATGCTTGCGCCAGCACGAGCACGAATCACAGCTGCTTCCTCATACCCTTGCAGCTGATGTGCATCTGCCATCACGCTGTGGAACCAAGGCACACCCCTGTTCTGGCCTGGCCTCTCAGGCATGAACAGATGAATTACGTCATCTGCAGGCAAGAACACATGCTTCCTGTCTGGAACAGGATTGCCTTGGAAAAATGTATCTCCAGGATGACGGGTAAGAATCGCGTACCGCACAGGGCGGCCCCACTCATCAACCTCAACCCCATTGCGCCATTCGTTGCCTTTTTTCTGAGTAGCGCCGTTGTATGACTCGTCCAGCAGATCGCTTTCGATCATCTGCAATGCCAAAGGCACTTTTGACTCGCCAAACTGACGCCGAACGATCCTGAAAAGCGCCTCGCCGGACTCGCACATCGCGCCAGCTGCAAGCCACTCGAAGTCGTGGAAGCTGTACCGGCCAGAGCAGTCGCAAGCATTAGGACGGGTCCAATAGGACCACTTCATCTCAATCTCGTTGTTGATCCGGTTGTCCCGCTTATTGCCACGCAGCTGCAGCACCTGCGATTGCAGCTTGATGCCGGTGCCGATCACATTGATTTGCGTCGTCCGTTTCGCTTGCCGCGCATACGGGTTATTCCGCACCATCTCGCGGGAACGATCCCGCAACCTGCGCAGATTGCCTCTGATCTCAGCATCAGCACTGGCTTGCGTCGACATCCAGTCGTTTGTCAGACGCGAAACCATCGCGCCGCTGTAAGCACGACGGAAGACCCTGGCAGCAGGCTTGCCAAAGCCAAAGAAGTTCATGACGCTCGAACGAATACCCATGATCAGTTGAACCTCACGAACATGTTGCGCGGATTGCCAAGGCCGTTGGCGATCAGCTCAGCCTGCTCTTCACGCTTTACTTCTGCCTTGTATCGCGCCTCAAGCTGAATCAAATCAGCCAAGTCGTAACGCTTCAAGTTGCGATTGCCGATCTTGTATTCCTGTACTGCTCCACCTGCAATCAGTGTCCTGATCGCCACTTGAATTGCGTCTAAGTCTTGTTTGACCTGCGAGCGGCCGTCGTAAGCACCAGGACCACTTGTGTAAGCAAGATTGTCCTCAACGGTCAGGCTGCCGTAGCCCAGAGTGAGAGTCTCTGACCCTTTGGTGGCAACAGCCTGCCAATACCAAGTCCCAGAGTCAAAATCACCGCTGTCGCTAGCCGAGATCGTGAACTCCCAACCAGTACCGAAAGCAGTTCCCGTAGACGTATGCGCCTCGCTGCCTTTGTTGAACCTCAAGTAGTACTTGAGAGTCCACTCGTCACTTTTGATTTCGTTGCCGAAAACATCCGTAGAAGAGTCATCTCTCCATTTGACGGTGTCACCAGCTCGAATCTCGCTTGGGATGTTCACAGGACTACCAGCTTGAGACGAAATTACGGCGATTAGGCCGTTTTTGTTGCTTTGATCCTAGCTGAGACGCCTTATTAGGCTCATTACGCCGTTCAAACTGCTCCCAAATGCTCCGGCGGTCATATTTCTGATAAAGCCGGTGCAATGCGGCGTATGCGTAGACCATTTCGTCCAATGCCTCGTTTGGACTTTGGCTTTTTTTGACCCAAACACGCTCTGGGAAGCCATTTCTGTACCTGAGCACCTGACGCTCTGCAGTTAGCTCCGCGAAGTAGTCAGGGCCAACAGTCGGATAAAAATGCAGATACCCAGGACCAGGATCATTGTGCTTCAGTCGGCCAAACAACAGTGACTTCACTCCATCAACGCCAACAGGGAACAATTGAGCGCCATTTTTCATCGCTCGACCCTTGAAGTTGATATCAACCTTGCTTGCCTTGCCCAGCGGTGGCTTGCCTTTAACGTTCATACCCTTAATCGCAATCACACCCATCGCCGCACGCTCTCGCGCATAGCCATACACCTCTTGGGTGTGGTGACCACCAGAGTCAATACAGCAAACCTCGATGTTTAACTTGCGGCCATCCTCTGTCTCGTAAGGATTTTGCAGCACCTCATCTAGTTGCTTCCAGACTTCCGGCCTGGACGGTGATCCATGAAGAACAATTCGATCCACCAAATACATCTCCTCATCTCGCGCAACACCCCAAACGCTCATGCTCAGTCTGTCGTCCTGACAGTCACAGCCACACGTCAGCAACAACACTTCAGCTGGTGGTGAGCCCTGCTTGTATTTTTC